TAAATTCAGTAGACTCACTCATACTTCCAAACACAATTGGTTCTACTGGTGTGCCATCAAGTGCAGTCCAGCTGGCTAGAGTCAGTGTTTTATCTTCTTTGCTTGTGACGAATAGGGTTGGTGCAAATGGAACAGTATAGCTTACTTTTTTACCATTCTTATAACCAGTATATTTAATTACTTTTCCGTGGCGAAAAGCATTAGTGTAGAAAGTATTATTCATGATAATATTATACCATAAATCTTACCGAAAGTAAATAGATTTATTGAAATATTTCCTGTTGTGATGGGGTTTGTAATTTAATTTTGCCTTCAACCATATCTCTATATTTTTGTTGGAGATTTTCTTCAGGCTCACATATAAACATTATATGTTCTTCCTTAATAATTAATTCATCCATCTCACAATAGCTTAAATAAGGCATAAAGCTAATTCGGCCATGTTCGCCTGGGTCAGGGATTAATATTACGGGGTCTGTTACGGTTGTTATTTTCTCATTTATATCTTTAATATTGACAAGAATCTCTTCACCCGACGTGAGCCGGATTAATCTAATTAATTCATTCATAATTTACCTATGTTGTACTGGGTGTTTTCCTTTATAATCTTTAAGTGCTGCCCTTATTGAATCTTCGGCTAAGACCGAGCAGTGGATTTTTACTGGAGGCAGACTAAGAGCTTCTACAATATCTGTATTTTTAATTGCTTCAATCTGTTGGGTAGTTTTACCCTTAACCCATTCAGTTAGTAGTGAACTAGATGCGATTGCCGAACCACATCCGTATGTTTTAAATTTAGCATCAGTAATAACGTTATCTTCTACTCTAATTTGGAGTTTCATAACGTCACCACAAGAAGGAGCACCTACCATACCTGTCCCGACTTGCGGGTCTTTCATATCCATCTTACCCACATTGCGTGGATTTTCATAGTGGTCTAAAATTTGTTTTGAGTATGCCATAGTGCTCCTTAGTATTTATTAGCCTAGCAATAGCTTTTTAGCATGCTTAGGCAGGTCACCTAAATTAATTGTTTGAGGCTTGTCCTCTTCTGGAATATCGTTCTCCAAAATAACTACAAGCAATCCATCAACAATATCAGCTCCAACGACCTTAATGGTCTCGCTTATTGTGAATGAACGTTCAAACGCTCTTTGAGAAATTCCACGGTGTGTGTACTCTCTCTTATCAGTATGGCCTTCCTTACGGCCAGTGATAGTTAAAACCCCTTTTTCAAGAGTTAAGTTAATGTCCTCTTTTTTAAATCCTGCAACAGCGATTTCAATTAAAAAATGACCATCATCTCTTTTAATAACATTGTATGGCGGGTATCCTACGCCTCTGGCGCTTTCAACATTTGTTTCCGCTAATGTGTTGAAGAGTGAATCAAATCCCAGGAAAGTATCCCTTGGGAAGTTAGTAAATGCTAAGTTTGACATAATGTCCTCCTATTAAATAGCAAGGTTAAAATTGTAGCGTTATTGCTACGGTATTTGACAGACCTTTCGCATCTGTCAAATCTATTTATACATATATTATATCACAGTTTGGTGTAATTGTAAACTGTTTTATTAATTTATTTTGCTCTTTTATTTCTTCAATCATTTGTATATCATCTATATACCATTCATAATTTGGATATGTTATATTCCAACCACCTGCTTGTTGCCACCAATTAAAACATTCATCATTATCTCTAACTACTGCAACAATTTTACTTTCTGGAAATATCTCTACAATATCATTTAAGTAATATGCAAAATTATGAGATAGTATTACTTTGGTTTGGTCCTTAGGTCCATCAAAACTTTTATCAATTTCATCAATCCACATTTGTCTGGTGCCAAAAGTAGAGCCTAACCAATTACCATACATCATCTTTGGTCCATAATAATTTCCTTTATGGCCAGCATATTTATGATGTTTATATATTCTATCAGGAGTACAGTCAGTCATATCTGCATTATGCTCCTCTCTAATTTTTTGAGAGATACCACTCCACATACTTCCTGGAGCACCTGTTACAAATATATAATTCTTCATCCTCTCAAATCAGTTCCTTCAAGCTGTGTTGGTACCTCAACTTCTATTACAAGATGGTCTTTAAATATGCTTGCTAATCCTAATGCTTCTGTATTAAAACGAATTAAATTCCTAAGAGCATCTTCAGTAATGAATGACATAAGGGTATCTCTATGTGCATTACCTTCATCACCAATCTTCCATTCATATTTACCAACTTTAGCTTCAATAGCAGCTACTGCATCTGGGTCTAAACTCATTTGATGTAAAGCATTCCTTAAAGCAAATGTATTTTGATTTCCTTTATTTACCCATAAGGCTTTTTGCATACCATCTCTAAATGATTTGACAAGCTTATAAGCATCATAAAATTCTCCACTTGGTGGTGCATCCCAAAGCTCTTCAAATAAAATTTCTAATTGGAACCCAGGATAGTTAGGGTCATCAGCATGACTTCCATCTGCTTGGAGTATACCATGATGGAACCATATTTCTGCTTTGTCATTTGGTTCAACATGTTTTTTATATGCAGCTGGGTTTTCCCTTGTACCATTTAGTTCACCACGTTTAAATGCAAGTCTACGTTCACCACCTGACATTCCATTAACCCAAGTCACATGCTCACCAAAGCAAGCAATATAATAATCTATTGATGTAGATTTATTACCACATATTAATAGGGCCATAGCAAAAGCTTCGGGAACCATACCCGAACCAGCAGCAAAAATTGGATGCGTCATATCTGCTCCAATAGCTTTACCAGCTATAATATTTAAATTCATAAGACCAATAGAGTCATAATCATTATAGTCATAGTCAACATTCTCTTGTAAGAAGCTAACTCCATTACCACCATGTGAAACCATAACAATCTTATCAGATACTCTTAAAGAGTTATGGAATTCATTAAAGCCAGGAATATCTCTTGCTCCTGGTATATGTTTAATGTGTATCTTTTCTCCTAAGAATGGCTCAAGTTGTTCTGCAATAATTGCAGCCCATTGGCTTGTTCCAGCTCCAGGTTTTTGTGGTACAACAAAGACATAATCAGCTAAGGCTGATGTTGTGAATGCCATAAGGCAAAGTGTGATTAATTTTTTCATGCATACTCCAGTTTGTTTTTTCTTATAGATAATGTTGCCATTGCTATAATTGTTATAATTAAAATAATAAATATTGGCCTAGTCATAAGAGTATCTATAGTATATAAAGCACTTAATTGTAGAGTCAATGTTTCTACCTTTATGGCTAAGATGAATGCCATCAACAAAGCCGGTCTACTATATTTATATGCTTTACAAAAGACTCCAAGAGCCGAGCATAATATCAATATAGCATAGTCCTCCCAACCACCAGTGTATTGAGCACAAGCCCAAGTGATAAACACTACAAGGATTGGGAAATAATATTTATATGGCCATGAGGATATCTTTGAAATGTATCTATTAAACACAATGCATAATATACCTACTAAAACCGTAGCCCACATAAATCCAAATGTGAGACTGTCAAAAAATCTTGTATCATAAGCAAGGTCAGGTGTTCCTAATTCAAATCCTAATGTCATAAATAAAGCCATTAATACTGCAGCAAAAGAAGCACCAGGGATTCCAAATAAAACTGTGGGAATCATTGATGTAGCCTTTTGAGAATTGTTAGCTCCTTCTGAACCTATAACACCTCTTATATTTCCTTTACCAAATTCTTCATTAGGATTGGCAGCAACGGCTGAACCATACGCCATCCAATCTCCCATAGCACCACCAAGTCCTGGAAGGAAACCAATAAAGGCTCCTATTGCTCCGCCTCTTATTGAATCCCATCTATATTTCCATGCGGCTTTAATTCCATCTAAGGTTTGACCTTTGGTATTGTGTGCTATAGCAGTTCTATCTTGTTTTCTCCAACCATCTAATATTTCAGGGAAGGCAAATAGACCAGCAACCATTGGCATAATTTGAATACCAGCTCCTAGATATTCCCAACCGAATGTCCACCTATCAGCATTTGTCACTGGGTTAGTGCCTATACTTCCTAAGAATAATCCAATTAATATAGCCATTAAGCTTCTAATCCAGAATTTATTAGATACAAATCCAACACAGGCAAGAGCTAACATAACAAAAGCCCACATCTCTGGGACGCCAAAGACCATCATAAGCTTTGTATACCAAGGGAGTAAGGCAAATGTAAGTGTTCCCCATAGGAGACCATTGACAGTTGAGGTTGTTATTGCTGCTGTAAGAGCATAGGTTGCTTTGCCTTGCTTGGCTAGAGGGTGACCGTCGACCATTGTGGCAGCGGCTGAGTTAGCACCTGGGATACCTAATAAGATTCCGGAGTATGTATCACCTGTGGTAGAGGCTGCTACTACAGCCATACAGAATACAACTCCTAAGTACGGGTCTGAGAAATAAGACATAAAACCAAATAGAACTACAAGACCTGTGGTGGCTCCTGCTGCTGGTATCAATCCAATTATAAGACCATACAATGTGCCTAATAACAATGCTAAAATCATAATATAATTTTACTTTATTCCAATATTATACTTGGGACAAAGTTCCCAATCTCCTTTTTCTTTATGTGATATTATTTTAATTTGATTTAATGGAGCTGTTTCTCCTACTGGTTTAACAGTTTCTAATAATCCCCAATCAGACATGAGTGTAACAATTGTGTTACGTCTTTGGAGGTCATTCTCTGTTAGATTAGATGGTTTGCCATCTAATAAGAATAACTCTTTAAAGTGAGTTATAAAATACCTACCTTGCTTATGAAGGATATGGCATGATTGAAATAGTTGAGAATCTCTTTTGGACGCTACGCCCATACGTGTTAATGTTTCTCTGATTTTTAAAAAGTCATCCGGCTCAGCTAGAGTTACTTCCAGCATCATGTCTGGTGTCCAGCTAACTAGATTGTCTTTGTGTTCCGCCATGATTTATTCTTCCTCTTATAATTTTAAGGGTTTCATTACTTAAAAGCGGAAGTACATCACGAGCTTTTTCGTTGCTATAACCATAATATCTTTTTATAGCATTGATATTTTCAGATTCAATAGATTTGTTCCACTTGGAAAAACGATTACGTTTCCTTATGATATTTATAAGAAATGAGTATTGTAATCGACCTCCGAGATGATGAAACTTGTTCATTTCATTGGCGTATAAGACAGTATCTGGAAAATAAGATAGACCACGGTTTACCATAAAGGCATTATAGTCTTTCTCATTTTCAAGTATATTTTTTTTAGTATTGGATATTGATTTTATTAATTCAAATGGATTCATATTTTTTTCCATACCCATACAGCAAGTTGAACTGGTGTTGTGCCATCTTTAATAGATATCATTGTTTCAATATGCATATCTAATACTTTAAATTTATCTTTGAACCATTTAAAAGCACAATGGTCAGCACTCTCTATTGTCCAATGCGCATATTCTGTATCAGGTTCCATATGAATCTCTGCTCTATTAAGATGAACTCTTACAATACATAGTCCACCTTTTTTTAACCATGAATAAAATTTATCAAAATGATATAGGTTCTCATTAAGGGTGCCGAAGTTGCATGAACCTAGAGCTAATACAACATCAGCAAAATCTCTATTAAATATATGATGTGCTTGATTAAAAGTTGCTTGGAAGTCTGCTCCTTCATACGGAGCTGCGTCAAATCCTATAAGGTTATTAATCTTTTCTTTAAATGGATTAATACCACAACCAGCGTCAATAACCAAACCATTAGGCTTTACTCCATTTACAAAGTCAGCCAATGCTATGCCTGAGCTGTCATGGTTATTAAAGTGGTCTATGTCATACGGCTTTCTGGTAAAAAAGTCAATGACTTTGTTTTCATTCTTAGTGGGTGGTTTTGACATATTGCACATTATCCACTAAAAAAGAAC